AGCACTGACAAGTCTTGTTCGTAACTCTGTCAACATGTTTGGCAGTTACAATGTGGGCTTGGTGGCCACAAACCATACCTATGCCAGTCAAGACATGTTTGATCCTGATGACAAGATCTCCGGTGGCCAGGGTTTCATCTACGCCAGCAGTATTGTGGTTGCCATGAAGAAAATGAAACTCAAAGAAGATGAAGATGGCAACAAGATCACTGATGTCATGGGCATCCGTGCCGGTTGCAAAGTGATGAAAACACGCTATGCCAAACCGTTTGAAGGCATGCAGGTCAAGATCCCTTACTCCACTGGTATGAGTCCGCATTCGGGACTGGTTGACCTGGCAGAGAAGAAAGAGATTCTCAAGAAAGAAGGCAACAGTTTGGTACTTGTTACCAGCGACGGCGAAATTATCAAACAGTTCCGCAAAAAGTGGGAAGCCAATGAAGGCGGATGTTTAGATAAACTGATGGCGGACTTTGCCAATCAGAAAGAAGAAAAACCGGTACTCGAAACAACAACGGAGGAATAACCATGTCAGTAGACCTATCAAGTGAAATCTGGAATGAACTAAAACGATACATCAACACAGTTGATCGTACAGAAGCAGCAGAAGTGTTGGTTTCTGTACTGGTTGACAATGACGTTGCCCCGGACGAAATTCGTGCCACATTCAAAGGCGACACGGATGTCAAAGCAGCATTGGCCGCGTATATCAAGGATCTCGACGACGAGCCCGAAGAAGAAGACTTTGATCAAGACGATGATATTGAGTCCGAGTACGAAGATTAATCATGTGGCTCAGCCGTGTCACTAGTGATCTGGGAGCAATCCCAGATTTCATTGCTCACTTTGAGCAAGAACTCACTGCTGCACGCCGTGATTGCGCCATTGGCGGCATGGTTGAACGAAATATCTCAGCACTGCCGGGCATTACAGAACATAGATTTAATCAGCTTCAAGAAATTGAAGCAGTATTAAATCATCTCAACATACAGCTACGCAAGATTCGTCGAAAACATTTTCAAAAATATCTCGAAGCATATGCTAGAGCATTGACCAGCAGAGATGCTGAAAAATATGTGGATGGCGAAGACGAAGTGATTGACTTTGAAACTATCATCAACGAAGTGGCCTACTTGAGAAATCGTTACTTGGGCATTATGAAAGCCATGGAAAGTAAAAACTTCATGCTGGGACATGTGGTAAGATTACGAGCTGCTGGGATGGAAGACATACAACTATGACATTTAGAAACGACCAAGAACGGCACGAACACAGTTTACAAACTCTCAACACATTGGCCGAGTATGATGACTTCATGGAAAGCATTGGTACACTGGTTGATCTTGGTTGTGGCAGCGGTATGGATCTAGAATGGTGGGCAACTAGAACCACCAGAGAGGATGCGCCGCAACCGTTGAACATTCGTTGCACCGGAGTTGACATTGCCAACGCACCATCGATGTTTAAAAAATATCCAAATATCACGCATCAACTGATTGACTTTGAACAAGTCAACCGGCTACCAAAAAAGACAAAGTTTGATGTGCTGTGGTGTCACGATGCTTTTCAGTATTGCGTAAATCCACTAGAAACTCTAGGTAAATGGAACAGCATTGCCGAAGATGGCGCCATGTTGGTAATGGCAATTCCGCAGACCACCAACATGGACATTCGCCAACTGTCGTTTGTGCAGCCCGCTGGATGCTATTATCATCACACAGTGGTCAGTTTGATTCACATGCTGGCAGTGAATGGGTGGGATTGCAATTCGGGCTTTTTTCTAAAGCGGCCAGACGATGATTTTATACATGTGATTGCCTACAAGAGTGCCCATGCTCCTATGCCATACAGCACTACCACATGGTATGAATTGGCAGAAAAGGATCTACTGCCAGAAACAGCAATGACCAGTATACAGCGCCACGGTATGATACGGCAACAAGACCTTGTGCTACAGTGGATTGATAAAAGTTTATCCCGGATGGGGCAACAATAAACGGCCAAGCGGTAAACCAGAGGCAATTTCTTCTGTATACCATTCGGTATGTGCCAGCTGTTCCAGCCATGCTGTACGATCTGGTCTGGCAGGATCGTTGATACGGGACAGATCTAAATTGCCCACTGGTGCAGCCAAACTGGTTGAATTGACAAACGCCGGAACACCAGCCAACACTGCTTGTGAGCCAGGTCCGCTGTTGTGATTGATCACAGCCCACGCAGTGGCCAAACACCGATCATAGTCAAAGTTATCATAGGTTCCCTGAACCGGCGTGGGCATTTGTATAACACAACCTGGCACTGCACCTATACGCTGTCTTGGGTGTGGCCGTATAACAATGGGTCGATCTGTATATTCTCTAATCTTGCCAGCAGTTTCTGTCAGCCAGGCCACAGTGGGCGGTTGTCCAGCCCATTGTTCACTTTCTGAACGCTGTGCTGCAATGACAATATTGTATCCAGTGTTGGTCCAGGGCTTGGCTGTCAGTCGTAGGTTGGCTGCACGACCTGGTATCAACTCAGTGCCATAATAAGCAGTGCTGCCGGTTCCGTTCAATCCCAATTTCCATGTGCTGCCGCGCCGCAGCATGCCCACCTCGGCCACTATCACAGGCCTTCCGCTGTTTCTAAATGTTTGCCATATTTCACGATTGTGCTTCATGCGGCCGTGCCACAACTGACTCCAGATAACAGCAACATCTGCCGAACTGTCCATGTTGTTATGCTTGATACCCAGTTGGTCAAGACCTGTTCTAATGGCGTCAAACACAGGCCCGCTGTTGAGTGCGCCATATTGGTCAAAAATACTTACTCTCATAATATACCCGGTTAAATATACACTTAGTTATAAGGAAAACAATGAGTCGTAAATTCTCTGTGGTCACCACATTCAACGCATCTGGCTACAAAAAATACGGCAAAAGAATGATCGAAACATTCCTGAACACATGGCCTGCAGAAGTTGACTTGATAGTGTATGCTGAAGATTGCACTGTCGTTGAATCTGCACCCAACTTGCGTGTGTTAGATCTGCATCGGGACAGTCCAGAACTAGTGGCATTCAAAACAAAATGGCGCGGTGTTCCCAAGGCCAATGGTGATGTGTCTGCTGACCCCACAAGAAACAACCGCAAAGACGCTGCCAAAGGATTCAAATGGAATGCTGTACGCTTTGCTCACAAAGTATATGCTATATTTGCTGCTGCCCATGCTGCAACTGATTGGCTGATATGGATGGATGCTGACACTGTGTGTCATAGTCCTATCTCGATGGCGCAATTACACAATTTGTGTCCCGCCGCAGCTGACATTTGTTTCTTGGGTCGCAAAGGCAAATACACCGAATGCGGGTTGTATGCTATGAATCTGCGTTCTCCGGCCACATCAAAATTTCTCAAAGAGTTTCAGCGTGTGTACGACGATGCAGACAACGGAATATTCACCATGAAAGAATGGCACGACAGTTTTGTGTTTGATGTTGTGCGTAAATCAATGACGTTGGAACAACACGATTGGAGTAGCCATTTGATTTCGGGCGAAGGCCATCCGTTGATCAACAGTGAATGGGGTGCCTATCTAGATCACTTGAAAGGTGATCGCAAGTCATTGGGTCGTAGTAAATTAAGCGATTTAAAAATTAAAAGAACAGAGGCGTATTGGCAATGAAAAGCTACATCATTTGTTTAAGTAATATTCCTGCAAGTTTGAATAGTGGCCTTCGTTTACAAAAAGAACTGTCTAATTTTAAAATAGAAGCCGAATTGTTTGAAGGCTCTTACGGAGATCAAGCACTGATACAATATCAAAAAAATAATCGACAGTGCCATCCTTGGGGGTTTAAAGGACCCGATGTACCGTTTTTGGATCAGTGCAAGCAAGACCGCACAACTCCGGGCATAGTCGGATGTTTTGATAGTCATTACAGACTATGGAAACTTTGTGCAAACTCTGATCAACCCATTGTAATATGGGAAGACGATGCTCATGTAATTCGCCCGTACTACCCGGTTGAATGGACTGATGTTTTGATTCTGGCTAGTAGTCATACTAAGAAAATGGAAAAATACAAGCATTATTTAGAATCTCCTACAGGTGATCCCACAGCTGAATACTATCAACGCAGCAGCCTTCCCGGCGCCGCCGGCTATGCAATAAAACCACATGCTGCACAGAAACTTGTAGATTTTTATCATCAATCATTCCTGCCGGCAGACAACGCAATAAATCAATACATAGTAAAAATTCAAATACATAATTACATGATGGGACAGGCACAGGATAGAGAAAGAACACACGGTAGATCCAGCCTCATTAAAACTAAAATTTGGGATAAGGAAAATTAATCAATGTCATACAGTTTAAAAACAGGTAAATCAGAAACGCTTGCGTGGTTTCAAGAACACCATGAAAAAATTACAAAAATTGTTGACATTGGACCCGGGTCTGGTACCTACGTCAATCTCATTAAAGAACAACACAACTGCTGCAACTCTGCTTATTGGATTGGTATAGAAGTATGGGAGCCATACATAAAAAAATACAATCTAGAACAGCGATACGATCAAATTATTAATCAAGATGTGCGTGAAGTAAATTGGGAAGCTCTGGGACCTGTTAGTGTTGTAATTGCCGGAGATGTACTGGAACATATCACAAAAGAACAGGCAATGACATTGGTAGATAAAATTTTGTCAGTTTCGGATGTGTTGATTGCGAGCATTCCAATTGTACACATGCCGCAAGACGAACATGCATACGACAACCCTTACGAGGCGCATGTAAAGGATGACTGGAGCCATGCAGAAGTGATGGACACCTGGTCCCATTATATAAAACATCATTACCTTAAAAGTAGAAAAAGTAAATTAGGTGTATACTGGATGAAAAAATGAAAACTATAACACAACTACGAGATGATTTTTTATCTTTAAAAATAACTCCAACTGATTGGTTAGGCGACAGTCCTAGCCGATTTGACACATACACAAAATACGCGGCCAAAGTTGACAGCATTGTAGAGTTTGGAGTGTACACTGGATTGAGTACTGCTGCATTCTTGGCTGGCAATCCAAAAAAATTGCGTAGCTATGACATCACTGATGAAAATCTCACAGTGTTGGACAGACTTAACCAACATGCAACACAACATCAAATTGATTTTGAATTCATCATAGGTGATAGTCTAGCCGTAGACATAGAACCAACTGACCTGTTGTTTATTGATACTGTGCATAAAAAAAAGCACACTGCTGCTGAACTGGCCCGACACAGTAACAAAGTTAAACGATATATTATTTTTCATGATACCACTGATTGGCCTGGTGTGTTTCAGGCGGCCTGTGATTTTTTGTCGGAAAATCACCAATGGCACATAGTTGAACATTGCAATCGTGGATCTGGATTACTGGTGCTTGAGAAATATTGTGATTAATGTTGTATGCGTACTGCGACACGGCGGCAAAGTAAATTATGATGCAGAATGGGTTGCCAAACTGCAGAGAGCAGTGGCAAGAAACTTAACAGTGCCCCACCGCTTTGTGTGTCTGAGTGACTGTGAAGTTGCAGTTGACCGAATCCCGTTGGATGCAACTGGTACAGGATTTTGGGCAAAACTACAGTTGTTCAAGCCTGGGGTGTTTTCTGAACCTGTGCTGTATCTGGATCTTGACACTGTAATTTGTTCAAACATAGATGAAATTGTTTCAGCTTGCCAATCCAAAACTTTTGTAATGTGGTATGAAGCAGACAAACACATTCACTCAAGTGCTATGATGTGGTGGCAAGGTGATCACAGTCACTTATGGGAAATATATCAATCTCGTTCATTGGACCACTGGAAATCGTTGTACGGCCAGGTGCCGCTGTATGGTGA